CGGTCTGCGTTTGTCGAGCACCACGTCAGCGGAAGGCTTGATAAGGTTGACGCGCTGCACGCTCTCAACGTGTATGGCGGCATAGAGCGCAGACAGGCGAATGGTCGCGGCCAAGTCGTTTTTGCGCGATAACGTATGCGGTGAGCTTCGCCTCAAAGGCACTCTATAGTCAGCCGACATAATCTGCAGGCGCAGCTCCTCGTTTTGCGCCTGGTCAATCAGCGTGGACAAAGAGAACCATACTGGCGGTGCATCACTCTGGTGCCGACAGGGGGCAGCAGAATGTCACGCACGGATTGCTGGATGTGATCGAGGTCGGTCAGCATGCCGCCGGTTTCCCTTTCCATGCCGATGTATTATACGGTTGTCATACTGGCGCTCCCGTTTTTCCGTCTTTGTCGTCCGGATATAAATGCGAACGCCATACCTTGCTGTTGGAGGAAAGATTGCCGCCGGTATGCTTACGTTGCCTTTCATCGTGCCGCCTTGGGTGACTTCTAACTGCGCAGTTTTGAGTAGCGCTGTGCATGCCACTTCTGGCGAGTAAAACAGGATTTTTACCGACGCTTTGATGGTTGCCGTCTTTATTCCGGTTGCGGTCAGCGCGCCGGTTTACGGCTCGTACTCGATCACCGCGCCATCAGGAAACGACCATTACAGCGCATCGGCCGAGGCAAACAGAACAGGGTATGATCTGAGTAATGCCCGGAAGCACTAGACCGGTATCGAGTTCGCAGCCCAGGCACAGAATGAGAACCTGCTCACCAACTGACGACGCACTTCAAGAACGGGTTTTAAACGCGCGGGCGCTCAGCCACTACAACCAGTGCAGCTAGTTGGTTGTGTTTTTCCTGTAGCGACACGGCATAGAACGCCATCAAGATTGACGGCCTATACGGTTCCGATGAGGATCAGGTTGCTCAGCAGGCGCTGAATTTCTGCGAGTTGTTCGTATGATTTCATAAAGTGAAGCATGCTTCATTTGAAAACATGCTTCACTACAAGAGTGTTTGACTACCGACTACCAGGCACAGTTTGGCTATTTAGTGTTTTTACCGTTTTTCTGTGGCTTAGCTACGTTAGGGTTTAATGCAGGTACTTCACGAACAATATCAGTGTTCAGTCTTTTTATTATTGGCTCCAAAGAGAAATCCTTAAATCTTAAATAAACACTCGAAATGTAATTTTTAATTTCATCCGCATTTGTTAAATCAAATGCTTTTGAAGTCCACTTTGCATATTCTTTTAGGGCTATTTCTTTATCCCAATCTGTTGTCTTAAATGCTATGAAGGTTGTTAGAATGGCAATTCTTGTCTCTGATATAAAAAAAAGCCAAATACATTCACATGAATTAATGTTGGGGAATCTCCTCTCAGCTTTACTAATAATATTGCAGAAAGGTATTTCGGTTGTATTTGTTATATCGGTACATACTTCCTCATCTACTTCCTTATACTCATATTCAGCAGGGACCCCCATTACCGACATTGTTATGAGGTTATGAATTCCTTGTTTACGGACTTGTTTCTTTACTTTGTGTGTTTCCCAATAAGGCGCTACAAAAAAATCATCTGAAGAAGACTTCAACCATTCCGCTGCATGGGTTAATTTTGGCAACGATGAGTTGTATTGGTTTGTTATGTGACTTAGCTGGAAAAGTTCTTTTGCATCATGGTCTTCAAATTTTTCCTTTGATTTTATCATATCCTCTATTTCAAGTAGCAAATGTATAGCACTATCTTTATCGAGATATCTTTTTGCATCTGCTTTTATTTTTTCGAGTAGAGATGCCAATGATGCCTTGTTAGCATCAGGGATTAAATCAAGGTTTGCACTTAAAGTTTTATTTATCAATTCTTTTAAGGCTACATCTACAGAAATAAATGTTTCTGTAAAGCTTGCCTGGCTAATAAATAAAGGAGTTTGGTTCTTGTTACCTTGGAATGAATCAGAAACATAGTCCATTATTTCTTTATACCTTATCTCTCCCGAGTTACATGAGGTTATTGCCTCGACTATGTATCGAGTAAAATAGCTAATTAAAGGTGAGGCATATGAGTTTTGGTCACTATTAGAGGACAGCATAAAGTAACACTTACTCAGCTCTTTAATTTTCTGTTTCATGAGCTTTTCTAACTCATGATCCGCACTCTTGATATAGTCCACTCCGGATTGACATGCATCAACAATCTTAATGGTCAATTCTGGAGATAAACTTCTTATAAGCTGATCTAACTCACTATTTTCAAGAGATGTTTGTTTTAGTTTTTGAGTGTCTGCGTCACTTAATGCGTAGTGAAATTCATTGTTCGCAAATAACCCATGACCGCTAAAATAAAAAAACAACTCTTCAATGTCATTACCTCTATTCTCGGTAATGAATTTTGTAATGGCAGGCTTGACAATATAACTATTTGTGTTTTCAGAGAGATAAAGAATCTTATCAAACTTTCCAGATTGACTGACTATATTATTTATTATACTTGCATCATTTTTACAAGCTGGAAGTGAGCTAACTAGGCTGTAATCACTAACTCCAATAACTATAGCTAATCTCATGTTGCATTCTCTTTAAGCATAAAAAGCTAGTTTATACTTTTGAAAAGGATTATTTCAATCATTTTTAAATCGTTATAATTTATACCTAATAAAGCCCTTGCTTCATATTTTACTTCTTTTCGAGTATTACTCGGCCGGTCGCGTAACCAGTAATGATGCACGCGGGCCATGCGCTACACGTTACCCGCAAACTCGATCGAGGTCTTTTACGGGCTGGCCTGCGTCTTCATGTATTTAGCGGTGCGCAGCTTTGCGAACATCTCGCGTTTTATGCGGCCCTTTTTGCTGCGCACTGGCTGCGTTTTTAGGGCTTTAAAGGGCGTTCCGTCAGGTGCCTGCTGTTGCTTGATGTTCTACTGTTGACTCGCGCGCAGCTTGCGGCCAATGCTGCTCGCCATCTCTTTACATGCCGGGGCTGACAGGCTGCTGATAAGCGCCTCCAGGCGACCATTTACCAGCTGCAGGTCGCTCATGACTGCCACTCGCTCATAAGCTCGCCCTTAACATAAAGCTGCACCAGCCGGGCGTCATTCAACGGCTGAGGGGGCTCGCCGACGTGAGTCACATGCAGCCCGTGGTCTGCCTGCTTCAAGATCACGTGCTCGCTCAGCTGCAGCTCAATGCTGATATCGCTGGCCGTGTCACTGATAACATCCGCCTGAAAAGTAAACCCCGTCCGGCGCTTTTCCTCGGTTGCCATAATGTCGGGTTCATTCGTCCGCAGCCATGCCAACAGCGGCACGATCAGCAGGTCGATGTTACCAGCGTAGTCGGTAATGACCATGTTAAACCGATATTGGTATTGAATTGACAGCGAGCTGGCGAGCGTCGAGACGATGCGCCCGCTGTCGATAAACACGCTGAGCGCGTCAGGGTTTCGCTGCAGTTACGGCACGCTGTCGGTCAGTGTCTAACGCAGCAGTTATGGTTTCAGCATCGGGTTGTTCCTGGCAGTCTTTGATGATTTCGACCTGCAGCCCGCAGGCGGCGAGCGCGGCCTGCGGGCTGGCGATTATTCGCCGCCAGATCGCCCGCCGTTTTAAGGCTGTTTCCCGGCACCGGGCAGCTTGTCACGCGCGGACAGCCTGAATGCGTGCATGTACTACCATTGCGGCCAGCGTTAAACAGCGAATACCGCTATTAACATTCTGCAGCAGGCCGCGTTTACAGTTGGCGGTCATAGGTTCTTTAGAGATTGCGCCAGCTGCTAACTGGCCTACTTCTGCGGTGGCTTTCATGACATACAAGGGGAATTTTTCATCTGCGACTTCGTTTACCGGCACGCAGGGGAGGCACTGTATTTGCGCCAGCAGGCCATCAACTAACGTTGCATCCTCAGTGACATCGGTAAGGGCTAAAACCTCTAAGACGGTAAGCTGATGCGGCTGGTCTGGATTCAGTTTATTACGCAGCGTTTGCGCACGCATGCCGGACTGCTTAGCTACATCTTCCATATTGTGAGCTAACGCGAATTTACGGCAGGCATCGTTATAATGGGTATGGGTAGAAACCTTGAAATCAAATATGCTCAGATCCTTCTTAACTTGCAAAATCAAGTTATGGTTTGATGTAGCGGCATTTGATTGCTTGCTGGCGGTTCTTCTCACGCCAGGCAGCAACATTGATAAGCGGATTGCCATGTTTCGTCATGGTGGTTTCTACCACTTCGCCGGTCTTACGATTGGTGCGGTTCTGCGTGTAGGTGAAAGATGGGGTAGAAGCGAGCAGCACAACCCCATTAGCAATCCATTTCTCCAGCACCGACAAGCTAATACGGTTGGCTGCAGCAAAGTCTTGTTTGGACATTGTTGGGGAGGTTGCAAGTGTTACGGCTTTGTTTACAGCGTCGTTCACTGCTTCGCTGATGAACGGCATCAAAATCACTGCGACATTGGCAATAAAATCTTGAGATTGCACTAAGTCAAATGCGTTCTGGATGTTTGCATTTTCAGTATGCATAACGCAGTATCTCCTCATGGCCGTTTTGTTCTACGGTGTTTCATGTGGTGTGCTACATCCTGGATCAACAAATGACATTCAGTAAACAACATTTGTTATTTTTGTGGTGGTTTATGGATTTTAGCGAAGGCTCAGCTTTAGAAATTGTTGCTCGTCTCTGTACTGCATATGGCGTTACCACTCAGAAAGCTTTAGCCGGATGCCTTGGTATACCTGCAGTCAATGTAAGTAATTGGATACAGCGGGACAGCGTACCTGGTAGCGCTTTCGTGAAATGTGCTTTAGATACAGGGAGCAATCTTAGCTGGCTTGTAGTCGGGAAGCATTGCAAATGCAAACTCTGAGGGGAATTCAGAATTTTTAAAGGTGCCTCTCTTTACAACGAAATAACTTCCAGTGGCGGCAAACCTGTATTACGTCGCATCATGGACGCCTACGGTTTTACTCTCCAAAAACAACTTTGTGATCTACTAGGGATCTCGTCTGGAACTGTCAGCACCTGGATTCGGAGAAATTATTTACCCGGCGATGTTGTTGTGACATGTGCTCTTGACACGGGCGTATCACTAAGATGGCTTGCGACGGGAAGGGAGGGGTATAAGAGTAGTAGTGAAAAAGCCAAATCTTCTGAATATATTTTTCATAAGAGGTTGGCTGCGGGTGTACTAAAGGATGCGGGAACTTGGCTCGCCGATTTAAGTTTTATTCACTATCTACCCGATGAACCTTTGTTCATAACAAGCAGCAATGGGGCTTGGATTGTTGATTTAAGTATAACAGCAATAAGTAATGGTCGATGGCTGGTAGGCATTAATGATCGGTATGATATATATGATATTGCTCTATTGCCTGAGCGTAAATTAAGCGGGATGTCTAAAGGTAATAACTTTATTTGTGGAATTGAAGATATTGAATGTGTGGGGAAAGTTGCTTTGACAATCTCATACGATAGTTGAATTATTTTTTAGTCTAAAAGGAATTGTATGAAAAAAATTAACGAACTAGTTATTCCTTCTGTTGATGCTATCGACTATACATCAGAAGACAAAAAAGATTTTTTCAAAGATTCATATCTGGCTACAAGCTTTTCTGAAAAGGCCTGCAATCCAAGTTGTTATTATTTTGTCGGCGAAAAAGGCACTGGAAAAACAGCGCTTGCATTTCACATTCAGAATGATGAGCCCAAAGGTATAAACGCTAAGTTGTTACCTATATCAGAGGCTCAATACACTCGATTCATAAACTTAAAAATGTCAGGTAAATTAGCTTACACTGATTATCCATTAATATGGCGCGCGACAATACTTTATTTAATGTGTAAGTTGATAATTAGCAAGAGGAAGCGCTGGTATCATAAAATAACAACAAAATTTAGCAAGCTGGAAGCCGCCATAACAGCTTATGATAAAGGTGCGCATATACCTGACTTGGAGTATGTTATTGAATTTGCAACATCTTTAACTGAAGGGGGCAAACTGTCTGCAGATGTTCCTGAGGTATTTAAAGTCGCATTAGAATCTAGTGAAACGAACTCAGTCAAAACCACTCAGACATCTATCAAAGCTTCGTTATTAGAATGTGAGAAAGCTTTAAAAGAGAGCTTGGTTGAATTAAAACTAAACCATCAAATGGTTCTCTTTTTAGATGGTATTGATGCAAAACCAGGCGAGGTGGAATTTAATGAATACCAGAAGTGTATTGCGGGTTTAGCTGAGGCGTCATGGAGTTTAAATAAAGATTTTTTTACAAAACTAACCCACTCTACTCATAAGCCTCGCGTAGTGTTATTGCTTCGTCCTGATGTATTTGATTCTTTAAACCTTCACAATTCGAATTGTAAGTTAAGCGATAATTCTGTTGTGTTTGATTGGAGTACATCAAACGTGAGTTACAAATCATCTGATTTGTATAAAATGTCTGATAAGTATTTTAGCTCTCAAAATGGCGGGAACTATGGTTGGGAATTTTATTTCAATGACAATAACACTAACACTAGATACAAAACATACAAACGACTGTTAAGAAACTCCTACCAGCGTCCAAGGGATATCTTCTCTGCAATAAAAATACTTATAAGTATCCATAAGAGAAATAACGTCAATCAAAATCTTCTTTTTTATCCTAACGACATTAATAGCCCGGAGTTTACTAAAATATACTCTCAATATCTTTTAGGAGAAGTAAAGAATTATGCAAATTACTATATCTCTAATGCACAGTTTGATATGCTAATATCATTTTTTCAACACTTTGATGGTAAAGGTAATTTTAGTGAAAAAGAGTTTGAAGACGCATTTAATATTTTTATCAACAGGTTAGATCAAAGTGTAAGGGAAAAAATATCAATACTTCAAGATTACGACTCATTCCTTCAGTTTTGGTACGATGTTAATGTAATAGGTTATAAAGAACAAACAGATCGTAATGGGAACAGTTTTTATCATTGGTCATACAGAGAAAGAAATACAATGAATGTTATGCCAAGGATAAAGAAAGGGTGTAACTACATAATTCATTCGGGGATTTCTAAAGCTCTTGATATAGGAAAACCTACGATTAAAAATAATTAAACCTATGCGATGGTGAGTTGCTCTTGCCATCGCAGTTCTGGTTAAGCCAATTACTCGCCATTCACGCATTTAAATTATTGATTTTAAAGTTAAATAATAGTATTCGGTCTTTTTTTGTGTGTAAAGTTCAGAAACTACTCCAGAACGCCTGAAGAAGATGAATTACTGGAGAGGGTAAGAGATTATCGCGATCCACTCTTGTCCTCTGGAAGAGGCCGCAACAAACTGAAGAGACAGACGCCTGCGTTTGCAGGCGTTAATTATTTGCCCAACCAGCGTCCGGCCAGTGCAGACTCAATTAACAGACGAATAGTCAG